CGGCACGCCCTCCAGCGGCACGCTATCGAGCTGCACAGGTCTGCCCATCAGCACGGGCGTCTCGGGTCTCGGCACGGGCATCGCTACGGCACTGGCGGTCAATAGTGGCTCAACTGGCGCACCAGCATTACTTGGATCGGCAGGCGCGTTTACGACGTTATCTGCGAGTGGCGGACTCACGGTAACGGGTAATGCCGATGCAACATCCACATTCCGCGCTATTGCTGGTGGTGGCGGCGTTTCGCAACTCAACTTTGTTGGCAACACGGGCAACTTAAACGCTCAGATTCAATACGACCAAGTTGCTGCAAATACGGGCCAGCTTTTTTTCGGCACAAACCTAGCGGGCACATTTGCAACTCGCGCAACGCTAACCTCCACCGGACTAAACTCCACGGCCATCGGAGCGACGACGCCGAGCACAGGCGCGTTTACGACGTTGAGCGCGAGCGGCATAACAACGTTAACTGCCGCGTTAAATACCAACTCTACCATCACAGCAACCGCTAATAACATTAAAGCATTTGTTGGGACAACTGGTGCTGGGACAGGGTTTGCTTATGGCACTTACGAATCAAACGGCGGTGCCCAATATGGGCGAGTTGGTATAGAGGGTTCGTCTGGAGGAACTTTGTTAAGCGGAACTGGTGCTTACGATTTTATAGTTGGTAGCATTTCCGGTTCTACTTGGATTGGCGCAGGTGGTGCTGGCATTGCCAAGATAAGCGGCACCGGACTCGCTGTTACAGGCGCGTTGAGCGCGACGGGTGCCCTTTCGATTACTGCAACCGCAGCAAGTTCTATCTCGCGGACTCTAAGTGTGGGCGCACTAATTGCATCAGGAAATCTAAGTGGCTTAAGTTTTGTGCCTAACTCCACGGGCCTAAGTGCTGGTTACAATTACAGCGGAGGCGATGCGGAAACTAACATGATTTTCGGCGCGAGTTCTTCTTCGCAGCAAATGCGTTTCCAACGCTGGGATGGCACCACTCTAACGAATGTGCTAACCCTTGTAGGCACAGGTAACGTCGGCATTGGGACTAGTTCTCCGGCTCAGAGGCTGCACGTTCAGAGTGGTTCGGCGGCCAGCTCTCCTATCTGTACAACCGGCGTGACTGGTGACACCGTATATCAAGCAATTTTGGTTACTAAGTTTGATAACGACTCAACAACGTCTCAGAACTTTATTCAGTTCCAGATAAACAATGGTGGAGCAAACTGCGGAAAGATTACCGCCAACGGCGCAAACACAGCGGCCTTCGGTTCAACCTCCGATAAACGAGTCAAAGAAAACATTGCCGATTTACCATCACAACTTGCCAACATTATGGCGTTGCGACCCGTCGAGTTTGACTACCTTGAGTCTTATGGTGGCGGGCATCAGATCGGTTTTGTTGCTCAAGAAATGCAACAGGTCTATCCTGATGTAATTGCTGAAGACGCATCTGAAGAAAAGATTTTGTCTATCACAGGCTGGTCAAAAACTGAGGCTCGGCTTGTTAAAGCTCTCCAAGAGCTGAACGCAAATCTAGTTGCAGAATTGCAGAGTGTTCGTCAGCGTTTGGCTGCCCTAGAGCAATCCAACTAAAACACATGAATACTGAATCCAAACCCAGCATCGAAATCAACGACCTTGTTGCCGTAGTCCAACTCATCGACGTTTGCTCCACTCGCGGCGCGTTTCGCGGTGAAGAACTCGCCACCGTTGGCGGCTTACGCACGAAGCTCACCGAGATCGTAAAAGCCAATCAGCCCGCGCCCGAGGCACCGAAAGCCGACTAAGATGTCCGGAACAAAAGACGTAAACTGGCGCAGCTACGTTGGCCCTGCGGACAACGGCAAGCTGGTTACGTCTGAGGACTGGCAGCCGCCAAGCGATCCTACGCAATGGGACGACTTGTTTAAATGTTCCAATGTGGACAACCTAACGGCTATTGGACTAACGATTCCTGCTAGCCGTGAGGACTCGATTGATTGCGTGCGCGGCAATGGCTATTCCTTCAAGTCCTGCGACATTCAAGGCTCGGTGACGGTGAAGGGTGCCATTGACGGTTTGCGGCTCTATAACTGCGTCATTTCGGGCACGGTGGAGCTAGGTCAATATGACAACTACTGGGTCAAAGGCCGCGCTCCTACACGCAGAGTTTCCTTGCTGAATTGCTGCTCACCGGACGGCGAGCCGATTCGCGTCAAACTGTGGGACGCTGAGATGCCCGTGGTGCAGAATACCAATGTGAAAATCACCAAGATACCAAAGTGGGTTTGGCTTCCTTATTTCTTGTTCCGTCGTTTGACGAATCCGAAAGCTGTATAAGCCATGTTTCCACTCGCTGAAATTCTTGGGATCGGTACTAAGCTCATCGACAAGCTCATTCCTGACCCAGAGGCGAAGGCCAAGGCGCAGCTGGAACTCGCGACGCTCGCGCAGAACGGCGAGCTGGCAAAGATGAACGCTGACCTTGAAGCGTATAAGACCGAGCAGAACAATCTTACAGATCGGCTGAAAGCGGACATGGCGAGTGACAGCTGGATGTCCAAGAACATCAGGCCCATGACGCTTGCCGCTATCCTAGCTGGCTACTTTATATTCGCGGCTATGAGTGCGTTTGGCTATAATGCTAACGAGTCTTACGTTTCGCTGCTAGGGCAATGGGGTATGCTTATAATGTCGTTCTACTTTGGCGGCAGGACGTTGGAAAAGATCATGGAAATGAGGGCTAAAAAATGAGCGACGAATCTGCAAAGTCTGCGCTGGTCGAGAAGGCGGCATTTGCGGTGCTGCCCATCCTGTTTTCTTGCGTGGTTTATTTGATGTCCTCGCTATCGAGTCTTTCAAGAGAGGTTACTATTCTAAAGCAACAGGTGAGCCTTGTTGTAACGAGCGACAATAAACAAGCAACCAACACCGGAGCTGAACTTGCCCGCGAGAAACTGCGGCAAGACCTTGAGAAAGAAATTCAGCATAACCGAGACATGATTTTCGACAACCGTCAGACCATTGCCGTTCTTAACGAACGTATCGGCGCACTTAAGAAATGAACTCGCACGAGAAAGACATTTTAACGGCGGCTATACCCACCACGGCTTCGTTCACTTTGAGCCAAATTAACAGCGTTATAGGCATCATTGGTGGTTTGGTGGGCATTGCCTACCTCATTTGGAAGTGGCGGAAAGAATCCAACAAGCCCTAGAACCCCCTTTCCTTGCGATTTAAGGCCATTTGACGTATGAACCCACGCAATCTACCATGTAACAGCCCAAGGCGCGAGATAAAGGGCGGAAAGAAGTCCGTCGTTCGTGCCTGTGCCAACGGTCAGTCTAGGGTAATACGCTTTGGTGACGCCAACATGACCATCAAGAAGAGTCAACCTAGCCGGAAAGCCTCCTATTGTGCCCGTTCCGGCGGCATTAAGGGCACGGGTAACAAACTATCGGCCAACTACTGGAGCCGCAAGGCTTGGTCGTGTTAATATTCCTCTATGAGCATGAAAAACGAAAAGTATAAGTCGAAGAAGCAAATGATGAAGCACGAAAAAGGCGAGAGCAAACGCCAGCAAAAGATGGAATATGGCAATGCTAAGATGGGCTATGGCAAGCGCAAGGCTTGCTAATTATGCCGCTTACCAAAAAGGGTAAGAAGATAAAGAAGGCCATGCTTGAAGAGTATGGCAAGAAGCGCGGCGAAGCCGTGTTCTACGCATCCCGTAATAAGGGCACAATTAAGGGCGTGGACTACGAGCGGCGCAAGGTATAATGGCCCAATGGCTCGTTACAATACCTTTGGCGAAAAAGACAACCAGTTTAATGATGAGGTGGATGTTGGCTTTTCTCGCATCAATGCCCGCCTACGCCCCGATCAGCTAAAGACTGGCGAGCTGGCTGTGTCCATTAACGGACGCATGGACATTGACGGGGCTTGGCAACCACGCAAAGGAGCCAATGCTTTTGGCCCAGAGCTGGGTAATAGTGGTGAAGCCTTGCTTGTCCCGTTCTACGTTTGGACAAACCGCACCATTAGCAGCGCAACCCGTAGCACAATAACGGTTAGCATTACAACTTCCGCTGCTCATGGGTTTATTACGGGCGAGCAAGTGGGCATTTCTGGACTCACCGGAACCGTCAACCCCAACGGCAATCGCACCGTAACCGTCACGGGCTCAACAACCTTCACTTACACCATTGCAAACGCAACGGGTAGTGAAACCTATTCCATTGGCGGCAGCAACTTTGCCGGGGCTCCCCTTCTCAGCAGCAACATTAACAACGCCTATGGCTCTTGCTTGTTCTCTGACCCCTCAGACGACAACGATGAGTATTTTGTTCTTGCCCTCAATTCTAAGGCCATTGCCGTCAATTGTGCAACAGGAACCACCACCGACATTGCCTATCCAGCCGACATCACCATCACAGATGACGTTGAAATGATTCAAGCGTTCAACAAGGTGTTCATCTTCCGCGATGGGCTTACGGCTCTTTCTTGGGACGGTAGCTTCACGGGAACCCCAGCCTTTGTTAAGGTGGCCAACGGCACCTACGCTAACACGGTGTATTACAATGCGGCAGGTAATACAACCATTGCGGACGGTTTAGTTACTGTAAGCGAGACTGCTCATGGTCTTTCCGTTGGCAGACAGATTTTTGTGGTGGATAATGGCGCAACCGCTTTAGTGGAAAACGGGGTTGGTTACACCATTGCGTCTGTGCCTAACGCCAATACGTTTACCTTTTTTGCTCAAGTTATAGATCACGCAGTTCACAAAGTTATTTATTCGGTGGCTCAGTCACAGGGGATTGGTTTTGTTCATATGCCCGCGCCCCCGTGGGGAGTCTATCACCAACGCCGCATCATTGCCCCCTACTACTACACTTCTACGGGCACATCTGGTAGTGAAGTTATTACTAGCCGAAACGTGCGAGATGAGCTAATCTTCTCGGATGTTTTCGATTCAGATACTTATGACCACATTCAAAATCAGTTCAAAGTTACTGCGGGCATTGCGGACTACCTCCAGTATGTCCACCCTTTCACGGATGACAATGCTGTGGTGCTCAATCGCAATAGCATTCATTTGCTTAGCGGACTGTCAGGTAGCCTGACGGACATCACGCTCAAAGAAATTACACGCGAAGCTGGGCTTGTAGCCCGTCGTTCCGTTGTAACCATTGCCAATCAGATTTTCTTCCTTTCAGACAACGGTGTTTATGCAACAGCCTTCGGCGACCTTTATAATCTTCGCGGAGCGGGACTCCCCTTGTCTGACCCAATTGACCCCATCATCCGCCAAATCAACAAGGCGTATG